CTCGTCCAATCTAATATCCTTCCCTTACCAATATAATCGATGATGGGTTCAACGATAAGTGTTTTCTGTTTTGTTGGATGGGGGACAACTACCAAGTTGAATAATCTATTAACTGATGTTATAAAATCTATTTGTTTAAAATCATTCTGAGGAAATTCATTCGCGTAGTTAAAATTACCTATAATAAATCTTGGTGCTGTTTCAATTGAGAAACTCACTTGTTCGATACTTGATGCAGCTGGTGGTGGGATAATTGTAATCACAGATGTCCCCGTCAAATTAACTGTAACCCTTCCTGCAATTGATACAGAGTATATTCCAGGATATTCATCGCAATCTAAGGTTCCTGCAACGAAGTATTGAGTTCCATTTATATCCAAATAAACATCATATGTATTTGTCGAAGGACAAGCCCCGAAACTTAATGTAGATTGAACTGATACTGCGAATGTATATTCACCGGCATAGTTCGGATCAATCTGAATTGATGTGGTATTGGCTGATACGATTCCATTATTACAAGTAACCCCCTGAGTCGGATTATTAGCAGAAAATTGCCAAGTATAACAAGGTTGTTCTGACCCTTGAGTATAGACTGTCTCATCTAAAAACTTCAACGGTAAATAATATCTCTCGAAATAGTTTGTTTCGAAGAATTCAGACTCAATTAGATAATCTGCTTGATTGAATATTTGTTGGTATAATTCTTTGACCTGTATTGATGGTTTAAAATAATAGTTCCTAATTGGAGTTCCTGAGAAACTCATAAAATTAGGAATATTGCTGGCTTGGAAATCTATGATCGGGGTTGTATCAGGATCGTTATAACTTAATCCTTCAGGTGCTTCCAAAGTAATATTCCAAGATGAAAAAGTCCCTGAACCGAGTGCTAAGTTTGCTTTGAATGTAATAACTGAACCGTTATTAGATTGAACGACACCTTGTATCCAATAATTAGATCCTGCGTTTGTTAATCTAATTGTATCACCAGGAATGAATGGTAAGTTCGATGAGGCTATAATTGTTTTATTACCTGAAGTTATTGATACTGAACTTGTTGTGGTTCCTGTATAAAGTGCCGTGATTGCTGATAGACTAGAAACATAATTATATCCTATGTTATAAAGTCCCCAGAATGTTTTACCGTTCTGATAAGAGTAATCTGTGGTTCCAGTTAATGGAAATAGGTTATAGTCGATTTGTGATTGTAGATATACACTTGGTGTGAAGGGGTGGGATAGATGAGATAGATCCAATTGAGCCATGAACTTATCACCAATCGCAGCCGCAACATCGCCTACCCCATTGTAAAAAGTAATGTTATAGGTCTTCTCTTCTTTCACAGTTGTCACAGTATTAAGACGGATGTATCCTGAAGCAATCAAATATCCATTGTATAACAATTGGGCTTCGAACTTTTTGGTCGGAATAAAGTTTAATGGGACTTGGTTCAAGTCAAAGAAATACTCGAAAATATAGTTATTCCCATTGGATCCTGGCACATTAAACTCTTTCGAATATGCTGAATTCTTTTTGGTTATATCTTGTATTTCTGCGAAGGATACATCAAGTGTAACCTTATCGACTCCACCGAGCTCAATATACTCGGTATTACCATTGACCTGACAACTGATTTGTAAATTCATTAACCCTGTGTTCTTATGCGCTTGAATCCTGCGTATTGAAGATTCAGTTTATATTGGAATAATTTTTGGTATTGCTTCTGCCATACTCTGAACCCATTATCTTTTATAACAACAGGAATTAATTGTTGGTATAATCTAATCTCTTCCAAACAAGATTGGCAAGATATGTCTTGTATAACGGTTCCATCAATAATATACACTTCAGGAGAAAAAAGAATCTCTTGTATAATTTCAACATCGTTTTGTGTCATGAACCAAGTTTCACACTCATAGTTTTTTTCCACTTCTTGTTCGTATATTCTTGTTCCCCTTTGGTTCGAACCAATATTGTAGAATGCTTTGTTGAGAGATGCTTCTTGTCTGTATTGAGGTCTTTTGATTTCGTAACTAACCGATGACTTTCCACCGATCGTATAAGTGTCCCACATACCTCTTCCATTAAGGAATAAAAGGTGGATAGGATTATTTATGCAACTTCTATCCTGCATATAAAACTCAAGGATTTCAGTTGTTCTATTGTTGAAGTTCAATCTATCTGATTTACTAGCCTTATAACTTGTTCCATAGAAACAAACCTTCTTCGAATTGGTGGGGATCGCATTTAAGGTATTACCTGAGGTTACATTATACGGAAGATAAAATACCCCCATCTTAAATACTGAATTTGTGTTCTCGTTCGTTACAGGTAATGATGTAGATGTTCTATTAGCAGTTTCTGCAGAATATGTATAAGGGTCAGAGTAACTAAGTGCTGATCTAATTCCAATTGAATAAATGTCGTTTGTAAAGTAATCATTCTTTCCGTTCAAGAAAGAAACCACAATAGGACAATCAGGGTGATGCATTCTTTGTCTAACCCTTGTATCAACCACATCACTTTGAGATATAATACTATACTCATAGGTTCCTGCGGCATTTAGGAATTCACTAGGGCCACAATCAACTATATCATTTTCACAAGACCAGTCTGTAAAGGTTCTCCCCGACTGATATACATACCTAAATAAATCGTAGTATAGATGATTCTTGTTTTCCTGTGCGAACCAATTGGCTCCTTGATTATCTATTGTTGCTGCAGACAGATATGGTGAGGGGATTAACTTATTATCCACACCAGGAAATATCACAATAGGTGATGGGTTCCAAGATGAATTGAAATTGACTACTTCAACCACACTATTACCTGAAACATAAGTGTAACCAAATACTGCTTTATATTCAGATACATGCCATAGTTGATCCACAGACGCATTTGGTGAACCCCCTGGCCATAAGTTCGAACCGTTATATTCTATTGTGCTTTGTGCATCGGCTAGTGTAATAACTTTATTAACATCAGAGGCGTAGTTTAAATAAGGATATGTTGTTCCCGTGAACCTTGGATTAGCATTGAGAAAAGTTCTAACTATCTCTTCCAAGTCGACAATCGCATTACCATAGGTGTTCGGTATTGCTTTGAGCCTACATGCTCTATTATCCGTTGTTACGGCAGACCAATCAACAAGGTCTCCTTTGAAATACACATCCACTATAAATTGAAATCCTGATTGTGTATATGCCGAACTAGAAACATTAAAAATATGATTCGTATTAGTCGGGGTGATTTGAAGTGGTTTCTGTTTAACTTCTAATATGAAACTCATTGTTCTATATTTAATTCAAATAATTTATTAAAGAAAGTTTCCATATCTATATCCAACGCCTTTACCACATCATCTTCAAAATACTTTTCGAAGTTTTCAACAGCCTTATCATAAAAATAAGTTGGAGCAATACCGAACTTCTTGATGTTCGTATTTATACCCCACGCAAATTTCTCATTGGTAATAAACCTTCCACTTTTTTTATCTCTTCCTTTTAATCCTTTTTCTCTGATCCATTGTTTTATTGCATCCAATGGTGCATAGGTTCCTGGCTTCCTTCCGTCGTTCACATAAATCCAATAGTCCATCATCTCCAAAGTAATCTCCTCTGAATTAGGATTATAGGTTGCCGTAATTGAATTCAACAAATTACCTGATGCCACTTTAGGACTCACACCAAATGCACTTCTCGCCTTGGAATATCCTGGTGCGAAGGGGTAAGGTTGTAAGAGAGCATCCTTGAGTTCTTTCTCGAACTTCTTGGATAGATCTTCCATTACCTCATTATATGTATCGAGTGGTATTTGTTGCATTAGTTGTCTGAATTATTATCACAAGGAGGGAACTCAGCATACGGAGCAATACATCTATCGATTGCGTCAGGTATAACTAATTTTATCTTGGCTGTCCATCCCGACACATAGTCGTCGAACTTCTCACTGAAAGGTGTAAAGTCAACGGGGTAATTTATATCCCATGTGCAGTAACAAGAGTCCAAAGAATATTTTAATTGTGCCACCACATCTTTTAGGATGTCCAAGGTGTCACTCCAAACATCCACCTCAATATCAAAGTTCTTGGTATTGAGAATATCCATAACCAATATATCGAATGTATAAACGGTTTGTCTCCCATCAGTTGTTGCTAGTTGAGGTATAACAAACATCAGGGGATAATATGTAGGCAAGTTTTGTTCCTCGTTGTCTATCTTTAATCTCTCCTCAGTAAAATAGATTAACTGATTGATGTCTCCAACTCCGAACCCCTGTAATTGTTCGTGATAAGTTTGTAGTTGACGAAGGAGGGTTATAATCTTTTTGAAGTTATAACTACCTAATGGGTATTGACTCATAGTAATGCTTTAGTTTGGTTTTTTGATCTTCTTAGTTGTTTTTCTTTTATTTCTCCTAAGTCCTTCATATAAGTTAAATAGTTCAATACGAAGTTTAGTGGGTATTTTGTTATTTCACCGATCTTGGTAATATCTTGGTTCGCAACTGTCGCAAGGACTCCAAACCACGACCAATACTTGCTGAAACTTTCCTCATCACTTTCTTTACCCGTATCTTCACTCTCTGTAATCTCACCATCACCGAAAATCTTAGAGAAGGTTCTCGTAACATTTTTTCTAAATGAAAAAAAAAACCTAATGCCCCTTGAACATAACGGATGGGGAGTTGTTTAAAGAGTTCTGCTCTCAGCATAACCTTTGAACTATCATATTCAGTTAATTTATTATCCGACCCCACTTCTCTGTATAACATCGCCATCAGTAAATGTAGTTGTGACTTTCTCTCTACTTCAGGTCTGGCTAATATAGTATCAATATCTATGAACTCACCAAAGGTCAGATTAGGGAGATCTATGAACCTATATTTTTGTCCTTTGAATTCAAATTCATTTTCGAACTTACCATCCTGTTCTATTAGATATTCTGCTAAGGCTGTTCCAACTGACATAATGTCAAACCAATCTGCTTTTCTAATTTCTTGATCCGTAAGTCCTGTTGACTCAGAAATAATTTTTATAAGGAATGAACTCTCGTCCATAATATCTTTCAACGCCCCTAACTTAGTCCAAAGTTCTATACTCGGTTCAGCGATGACATATTGCTTGTCTTGATATGTAATTTCTATTTCCTTCATATACTATAAAATATCGTTTTATTGATTTTTGTTCACAACTTACCTGATCACATACTTACCATAGTTTATTTTTTTCTTGAGTGAATCGTTGGCTAGTGCTAATGACATTACCATATCATCATGGAACGCACTTGGTGCTCCATACTTTACCTTTCTTGTTCTTGGAGAATATTCATAGGTAAAAACTGACAGTTCTTTATACAGGTCTTCGTTCAGTTCTTTTGTTGGTAATTTAATTTTCTCTTCATTGAGGGTTAATATTAACTCCTCTATAATATTCTGTTTCGACTCGTTGGATGTAAAGAAAGGTTCTACATTGGAATATTGTTTTTTTATCTGTTCGAATATGGGGTCACCGATCCCGTTGATCTCTATGGTGCATCTTGCCCCGAACTCCTTAAGATGTTTTACTACTTCCGATACGATGATATTCCAACTATTTTGTCTCTCCCTATAAATCCTAACCACCTCACCTTTTGTATTCAATATAGTTAATACGGTGTAGTCATTTGCTCGACCTATATCCAATCCTGCATAGTATCTATCGCTCGTATCTTTTGATGGGTAAGAAGTGAGGACACAACTCTTATTTAAGTTCGAAAATACCTCTCCACCATCTCCTATGAATTCTGCTAGTATTTCCTGTCTATAAATCGAATCAGGTAAGGATAGTTTGGCCTCCTTTAATTCTTCCTCTGTAATGAAGGGGGTGTCAAAAGATGTTGCGTGGAATGTTTTATACTGAGTGTAATCTTCACTATAACCCATATTGGCAATCTCACTGAACCAATTGGTTCCCTTTGGAGTTGAAATGAATAATACCTTTTTACCTTTGACTAATACGGTGGGTCTTAATACTTGTTTCCATACTGCTTCTTTCTGATAGGCAGCCTCATCCATAATAAGATAGTCCAAAGTATAACCTCTCAAACTATCTTCCCTTTCCCCTGATCTAAAATAGATTATTGACCCGTTAATAAAAGTAATAAAAAGTTCCGATTTATTCATCGAAACACATAGTCCCGTATCAGCAATCGCTGTAACCAACTCAGAAAAGACCTTTTTTGCTTGTGAATATACCGGTGAGACAAACATAAGGTTTGCCCCATTGTCTTCAAGAGCCCACTTCAAAAGAATATTCATCGCCAAGAATGTTTTACCGAACTGACGACCCGTGCAGCAGATAATATACTTTGTTGTTTCATCCAAACAAAGTTCCACTACTTCTTTTTGTTTTTGATGTGGGGTGAACCCTTGAACTGTTATTTCTTTATTCACTTATTATATTATCAAACCATTTATCTATGTTATAGTATCTACTATTTGTTCCTTTGTCGTTGAAGAATTGACCTTTGATTTGTTTAACAACATCATTATCATCTGTCCCAACATATTCTTTTCTATGACCCCCAAGATAAGTTCCATTATCAGTTCTGTTCTTATTATATTGGATAATATTACCATCATTCAACATATCATCACTTACTAATAGATTAGCGGGGAATCTACCATCTGTATTATACTCCTTAAAGTCAGGATTTGTAAAGTCGTGTGCTTGGGTCAAAATCCAATCTCTGTCTTCTTTTAATTCTCTAACTCTTGGTCTATCAAAGTTTATAGTTTCCTTATCTGTTTTGGTATAAGGTATTCTACAATCATCAAACCAACTTATACCTTTAGAATAACTCTTGCTGCCCATTCGATATCTTTTCTTTTAATAGTTTCTTTAGATCTTGTTTTGATACTTGTAATCTCTCCTGAGCTATATCATAATACTCCTGTGTAAAATCAATATAGATATGGTTTCTGTCTAATAACTTACAAGCCAATCCTGTTGTCCCACTTCCACCAAAAGGGTCTAATACCCAATCACCAGGTCTTGTAAATAAGGTAATAAGATAGGACATCAATTTAATTGGTTTAACTGTGGGGTGGTTATTTTTTGATTTACCATATTCTTCAACTCTATCTTCTCCACATTCGCATCTTTGACCTTCTCCTCTCAATATACCCTTACCACAAGTTTTACAAGTTCTGGCATTACCTCTATCTTTAATTTTTTCTTCACCACTCAATCCAAAGTCCTTCTCCTTCTTTGCTGGTTTGGGGGTTTGTATAAGTGGATAAGTCATCTTGATATTATCAGGTAATGCCTCAAAGTTTAATACCTTATCAATATAAGAACCTTCCTCAAATGGTTTCATTCCAACGATGATTATTTCCCTTGCTGGTTTTGGTTGAAACCCTGCCTTACTACCTTCGTATTTCTTCGATAGTTCTTCATCACCTCTTTTATCTATCATCTTACTAACATCTGATGCCTTTGGAAACCCTGAATGATAAACCCACTCGATATTACTGAATGATAAATCAAATCCTGCTTCTTCAAGGTCTCTACTTATTCTCCATAA